GACTTATTCATTTAGACGAGGCTGACTTCTTCGTCTCCACCGAAATACTGAGTGAAACTAAACAAGTCCCAACCAGCCTCGGTGAAGAAGCTCCAGTCTGCTTCGCGAGGTAACTCTTCTCCCTCTATCCACGATCTTCTTTTCGACGCACTGACCATTTGATCGACATTATCTCCACGCCAAGCATCTAAAACAGTGTCTTTTGCAATCCACTGATCTATTCGCTCGACTCGTTCTCGTAGAAGACCTATCCGTCGACGATCCTTTTCTCCGTATAAGACAGCATCGTTCATCTCTCGATTCAAATTCTCTCTGATTCGGGTCAGTCTATGACCAAAGAATTCTTGAATGAGATCGCTCTTCAGCTCAGAAGCTGCGCTGTCTGCCATTGCCATGACATGGCGTTCTGGTTCTCGATGGAAAGTCTCTAACTTTCCTACGTACTCCATCTTTTCTTTCCAGATCTTGGAGCCGTCTCTACAAATGATCCATTTGCCGTCTTTGTAGAAACACTTTTTCGAACAGAAGTCCATGTCCCACCACTCAGAAATTTTCAATTCCTTGATGCATTGTCCCAATCCTTTCGAGACTTCATCAGTCTTGGTATGAGTCAACTCGAACAACGACTTTTTATAGTCTTTGACACGGGTCTCCTCAATCCAACAACATACATCATCGCCGGAAGCTATCACGAATTTATCTGAATCTGGAATGCCTGCTTTATAACAGATAAACTCATGATAGGCTAGGCTGCGAATTGTATTACCGAGCGTGGTTTTGACAGGCTGGCCGGAGAAGGTTGTTCCTCGAATGTCAATATCCATCCAGTCTTGACCTGCGACTGGAAAATATTGACGGGCTTGCTGATTGGCTGAAAAACGACTGCCAAAATGCTCCTCCACTCCAGGGAGTTGGAAGAACAGTTTAGCATCATGTTGATGCGCTTGCCACAGCAGACCTTCGAGCATAACCTTAGGGTGTTCGAAATGCGCCTGACATACTTTCTCGATGCGCGAGGCGAACTTGTTCCAGACGTAGGAATCGACTATCTCCATCAGCTCTAGATGCTGGTGAGAGTCGAAAGAAGAACCGTCTGAAGAACAACATTTCGAATTTGCGGGAATATGGGTGCGAATGACTTGCTTTAGTTCATTTGAGTTCATGGCTTGAATAAAACCAGGAACTACTGCCTTCAAATCTTTGAACATGAACTGCTGAATCCAGGTAATAGGGCCGCAAGCATTCTTACTGGGGACGAAAATCAATCTAGGTCGATCGTCCCTGTCAAGCAAACAATTATACTGATCGCGATGTGTGACATTCCGGAAGTAAACTTCACCGGACTTGACCATCGCTGAGAAAGCATATCTCCAATCTTCAGATTTGAAAACAGAAGCATTCGTTTGCTTAATAAATGTTTCTGTGTACTTTCTCTTCTTCTCGGCATCCCAGGTGGTGTTCTCTGAAATCCATTCTTGCCAAGGCTTTATCTCTGGCTCGCCCACTATCTTCTCGAACTTGGAATCGAACCAGCCTTCAAACCAAGTCTTGAATTCCTTCAAGACTTCGAGATCAGGACTGAGCTTGCTCTTCATTTGTCGGTTGAAAATAGCAAACAAGAGATTAGTAGGGGATTTGGAACACCATTCGTAGGAGTCTTTGGATCCTAGAACGCCTTGAAGTTTAGGCCCGTGACTAGTTTTCCTAACTGGTCTAGGTCTGGCCTTGGGTAGCACTAGCTTCACGTAGTTCTTTAAACAGTTGAACCACGCGCTGCTGTCTTTAGTCTTTCTTGGGATATAAGCTCTGTTAGGCTGAATATCGGCATCTGAAATAGGCTTGATCTCAAAGTAATCAGCCAACACACTCCAGCTTGTACTCTGTTGTACAACAGGGACTTTCACAGTAGGAGTCCTACACGCGGAGGACAAG